AGAGTAAGTGGCAACACATGGTTGGTGTGATATGTTTAAATCTCACACATGGTAGAGAAGTTAAAAAGATATTACCTAAACTGTTTAAGAAATATCCCAATGCCTCTGCTTTCATCAAGGGTAGATATAATACACAAGAAAAGATGTTGAGACCTCTTGGTATGAGTAAAGTTAGGTCAAAGAGATTAAGACAAATGAGTAAAGACTTTTTGACATGGGATGGTGAAAATGCTTTAGACTTACATGGTATTGGTAAGTATGGTAGTGATAGTTATAGGATATTCTATAAGAATGATATACCAGACGATGTTGAGGACAAAGAACTAAAAAGATATATAAATTTAATTGACAATATGGAAGGAGTGTGATATAATGAACCCATTAATTGACGAAGCAAAAAATCAAAGTTTACTTACAGAAGACTTAATTACTATGGCAAGAGTAATAGAAGCCATGTGTAAACGAGGTGCTATTGAACCACAAGAACTTACCACTATGGGTAAGTTACACGATAAGTTACAATGGCAACTAAAGAAAATTAAGAACGCTATGGAACAAGCAGAAAAAGATAAGGAGAAAAAAGATGCCGGACTTTCTAAAACAGATAATTAAAGAAACAGGTAATGAATATGCCAGTCTTGTAGCAGACGGTGTAGAAGCAGGTGATGTAGATACTTTCATTGATACTGGTTCACATATATTCAACGCATTACTGTCAGGCAGTATACATGGTGGTATACCATCAAACAAGATTACTGCTCTTGCTGGTGAAAGTGCTACTGGTAAAACTTTCTTTGTTTTAGGTATGGTCAAACACTTCTTAGATAGTAACCCAGATGCTGGTGTAATTTACTTTGAAAGTGAAAGTGCTTTAACAAAATCAATGATAGAAGAAAGAGGCATTGATAGTGAACGTATGATTATCATGCCAGTAACTACAGTACAAGAATTTAGAACACAGGCACTAACTGTATTAGACAAATACATGGAACAAGATGAAGCAGATCGTAAACCTATCTTTATGGTATTAGATAGTCTTGGTATGTTATCTACTACAAAAGAAGTAGAAGATACCGCAGATGGTAAAGAAACTAGAGATATGACAAGAGCCCAGGTATTGAAAGCGGCATTTAGAGTGTTGACTTTGAAACTTGGTAGAGCAAAAGTCCCTATGGTCATTACTAATCACACTTATGATGTTGTTGGTGCTTATATGCCAACGAAAGAAATGGGTGGGGGTAGTGGTCTTAAATATGCCGCATCAACTATTGTGTATCTATCTAAAAAGAAAGATAAAGAAGGCACTGAAGTTGTAGGTAACATTATACATTGTAAAACTCAAAAGAGCAGACTATCAAAAGAGAACATGATGGTAGATGTAAGATTGCGATATGAAACTGGTTTAGATAAATATTATGGTTTACTTGACTTAGCAGTGAAACATGGTATATTTAAACAAGTGTCTACAAGAATTGAATTACCAGATGGTACAAAGCAGTATGCCAAATCTATTTACAATGAACCAGAAAAGTATTTTACTGACGATGTTATGTCACAATTAGACGAAGCGGCGAAAAGAGAATACAGTTATGGCAATCCCGAAGTATAGTTACATGGAAAACAGTAAGAGTGATCTTACAGGTTTTCTTATACAAGAAGGAAAGTTTGAGGGTGTTATGTATACTTATGGTAAAGTAACACCTATAGAAGAAAACGATAAGTTACGATTAAAGTTTGAATATAATGTACATGAAAATCCAAACGAGTGTAATACAGACAACGATGATTTCATAAACGTTATAGGCGATATATTGGCACTAGAAGTAGAGAAGGACACAGATGGTAACAGCGGAAAGAATAGAGAGAACAACACTTAAAAATTTATTATACAACGAAGACTATACTAGAAAAGTATTGCCGTTTCTAAAACCAGAATACTTTGAAGACCGTAGTGAGCGTATTGTATTCTCAGAAATACAAAAGTTTATTGATCAATATAATAAACGACCTACAAAAGAAACGTTACAGATTGATATTGGTAAACGTAAAGACTTAAACGAAGAAGAATATAAACGTATTGTTGAGTTAATCTCTACATTAAACAAAGAAGAAATAGACTTAGATTGGTTAGTCAATACTACAGAAAAGTTTTGTAAAGACCGTGCTGTTCATAATGCTGTTATGGACGGTATACATATATTAGATGGCAAAGATAAAAAACACACTCCAGAGGCTATACCAGAAATATTACGGGACGCTCTATCTGTTAGTTTTGATCGTAACGTTGGCCATGATTACCTATCTGATATAGAACGTAGATTTGATTTCTATCATAAAAAAGAAAATAGAATACCATTTGATTTAGATTACTTTAACAAAGTAACAAAAGGTGGTTTACCTACTAAAACTCTCAATGTTGCTTTAGCGGGTACCGGTGTTGGTAAAACTTTATTCATGTGTCATCAGGCCGCTAGTGCTTTAGCACAAAACAAAAATGTTTTGTATATCACCATGGAAATGGCAGAAGAACGTATCGCTGAACGTATAGATGCTAATCTACTCAATATCTCTATGGAAGATTTACATATGTTGAATAGAAAACTATTCAATGATAAGATTACTTCTTTACAATCTAAAACTACAGGTACATTAATCATCAAAGAATATCCAACTGCTAGTGCTGGTGTCAATCACTATCGAGCATTAGTCAATGAGTTGGCACTTAAAAGAACTTTCAAACCAGATTTAATCTTTGTTGACTATATCAATATATGTGCGTCTAGTAGATTTAAACCTGGTAGTAATGTAAACTCATATACCTATGTCAAAGCAATCGCTGAAGAAATGCGTGGTCTTGCTGTAGAATTAGATGTGCCTATCGTAACAGCAACACAAACAACACGATCTGGTTTTGTATCTAGCGATATTGGTTTAGAAGATACTTCAGAAAGTTTTGGTTTGCCCGCTACTGCTGATTTTATGTTTGCCTTAATTAGTAGTGAAGAATTAGAACGAGCAGGTCAAATGTTAGTCAAACAGTTGAAGAACAGATATAATGACCCAACAGTAAATCGTAAATTTATTATTGGTGTTGATAGAGCAAGAATGAAACTGTTTGATATCGAGCAACAGGCACAAAACTTAATACAACCAGAACAGGAAAAATATGTCGAACACAACCTTGAAAAGACGGAAGAAAGTCCAGAAGAAAAGTACAAGAAGTTCCAAAACTTCAAGTATTGAGTATTCTGTAAAGACTAAACGTAAAGGCAAATCTTATGAGTTTGCTGTCGTTGAGAACAAAGAAAGAACAGTTAAAGTCTTTAATTTTAGAGAAAAAGCAAAAGAATTTGCGGAATGGCATAATAAACATCAAGTCTGGCAAGTAAATGGGGGTATACCAAACTTTCTCATTGACTAAATAGTTATTTTAGTATATGAATGGGAGTTATGATAGACTTAATAGAAGGCAAGAATACGCATTTAGAACATGCGGAAGACGATATAATCAATAATGGTTACGAGGGTGGTGTAAATGCCATCAACTTTTTATCGTCATTAAAAGATATGTTATCTGGATCTAGGTCCAGTAAAGTCAATGTATCTGTTAAATGGGATGGCGCACCAGCGATTGTTTGTGGTCCAGATCCACGTGACGGCAAATTCTTTGTTGGCACAAAAGCAGTATTCAATAAAAATCCCAAAGTCAATAAATCAATACAAGATATAAGAAACAATCACACAGGTGAATTACAAAATATTCTGCGTGAGTGTTTACAATATTTACCATCACTAGGCATCAAACAAATATTACAAGGTGATTTAATGTTTACATCATCTGGTAAAAAGATGTCAACATACAAAGACAGTAGTGGTAAGTCTGAACAAATGATTTCTTTTCAACCTAACACCATTGTCTATATGGTGCCAGAGAATACACCGTTTGGTCGTAAGATAGCAAGATCAAAACTTGGTATCGTATTTCATACAACATACACAGGTAAATCTTTTGATAAGATGAACGCTAAGTTTGGTGCTGACGTATCTAAACTAAGAAGATCACCAAGTGTCTGGTTTGATGATGCTTCATACAAAGATGTATCTGGTAATTCACTAATGACAATAGGTGAAAGTCAACAACTACAAAAATTATTAAACATGGCAAAAGGTAGTTTAGGTAAAGGTAAAGAACTACTTAATAAAATTAAAGTAGAAAAAAATCCATTATCTATTGGTGTACAACTCAAAGCATATCTAAACAGTTTTATACGTGCCGCAACTGATCTACCATCTACAAAAGAAACAGCAACTAATTTCAAATCATTCTATGGTGAGAGAACACAGAAAGAAATAGATAGAGTAAAAACAGAAAAAGCAAAAGAGAAATATCAAACAATACAAGATACTGGTCTTAAATTTATTGATGATCATAATCAAAGCATATACATGGCATGTGCTACATACAAAACTTTACAGACAGCAAAGAAGATGATTATTGATAAACTTAACAAAGCAAAATCTATAGGCACATTTGTAAGAGATGGTAATGGATTAAAAGCAACAAACCCAGAGGGTTATGTAGCAGTAGACAAAAAAGGTAAAGCAGTAAAACTAGTTGACAGATTAGAGTTCAGTATAGCAAACTTTACCACAGGTAAGAACTGGGAAAAGGGGGCAAGAAGTGTTAACGTTTAAACAGTGGATAGAAGATGTACGAAAAATGCCAGGTGGTGGTTATGGGGTATATGCTGATAAATTTAAAAATAAAAAAAGAGTATTGACACCAGGTGGCAAACATGCTAAAGAACTAAAGAAAGTTTATAAGAATGAAAAAGATGCTAATGATTACATGGCGGCAATAATGATTGCGAAAGGTGGGGGTTGATGTTTACATTCAAAGAATTTACAGAAAAGAAAAAGTGTCCGCCAGGATACAAGTACGATGAGAAACTTAAAGTATGTGTACCTAAATTTAGAAAGTATGCTTACTATGGTAGAATAGGACCAGGGCCAAAACAAGAACCACAAAATACAAGTGGTAATCAAGGTAATGGCAACGGCAATGGTAATGGTAACGGAGCGAATGGTAATGGTAGCAATGGTGCTACACCAGGTAATGGTGGTAACGG